CCACATACGTGGTAGTTGTAAAAAATAAATATTACTAACGTGTATACAAAATGATATTTCATCCGGAAGTATGGGGACCTCATTATTGGTTTTTTTTACATACAGTAGCGGAGTCTTATCCCAAAACCCCAAATGATGTAACCAAGAAGAAGTATTATGATTTTATTCAGAATGTGCCACTATTTATACCTATTGAGGAAATGGGAAACAAGTTTAGTGAAATGTTGGATAGGTATCCAGTATCTCCGTATTTAGACAATCGCGACTCGTTTGTGAGATGGGTCCATTTTATCCACAACAAATTCAATGTATTATTAGGAAAAGAGGAAATATCATTACCACGGGCTCTTGAAAAATATCGTAATGAGTATTTACCAAAACCAGTGTATATAAGCAGTAAATTAAATTTGAATAAACATTATATCCATTTAGCACTAATATTGATATGTGTATTTTTGATTTATGTATACTATGAATAACCGATTGAAAATGTGTATAGATAATATAAGAATAGAAATGAGATTTGAGTTAGTAATATTATTAGTAGCCGGGTTTTGCATGGCAAACATTTACACAGATGGTAAGTATATGACTTTATTATTATCATGGAAAAAATATTATCAGATGGCAGGAATCGCTTTCGGTGCGTTGATGTTTTATATTTTAATAAAGAAAAATCCATTACGTGCGCGCGAGATAGTATCTACATCTGGGGATTATATTAAATATTTACCCATTGATAAGAATGCGTCGAACATAATTTCCCCCATACTGGATTTCACTTCAAAACAGGGGTTTGTTTCGGGAAATGATAATCACCCAATCATGCCTTTATCGAATCCATCCCAAATATCGGAAGATAGAATCATGAATTCTGGTAAAAAATCAACAAAGCGTTCTGTTAGTGAAACGAAAAAGAAGTTCGTAGCATCCAGACAAAATTGGAAATGTGGCGATTGTCAAAACCAATTAACCGCTTGGTTTGAAGTAGATCATGTGGTAAGATTAGAATATGGCGGAAGTAACCATGTAGATAATTTAGTTGCTTTATGTCGTGAATGTCACGGAAAAAAGACAACCATGGAGAACTTGTAATAGGAATCCGAATATTATTTATTGTAAGTATAATGTATAATAAATAATAAATATGGAAAGTTTAAATGGAATAGCAAATCTAAATACTACAGATATGACCGGTGTATTGAAATACATATTAACGCTCGGTTTTCTAGTGTACTTTGTAGTAACATTAATGCGGTCAGCTGAAGACCCCAGTACATTAACCAGTAATTATATGAATTATTTATTTCCATTAGTGATAGGATTGCTAGTATTAATCCCTACGGTTTTTTTAGGAAAACAGACATTAAATAACACATATTATATTGGAGTAGTAATAGGGACAATAGTAGCACTATTTGGAACCGTGTTTTATTTTTACGCGAGTATAAATGATACAGCATTCACTTTGGCTAATTACGCATTGACAGGCATAATCTCATTGGGTATCCTAATCGGATTAGCAATCGTGTTTTATTTTTATAGCAGTTCTTTAAAAACACAGGAAGGGTGGGGGGGATTTTTCGTGCATTTGTTGTTTTATGTACCTTGTCTGATTTTGGATTTTTATAATTACATACGTCGAGAGCTGGAACTAACGACCAATGTGGTATATTACTTGTTTATAACCGAAGTAGTTTTGATATTTCTCTATAATTACATACCTAAAATCGTATCAAAAATAAGCTTAAAAGAAGGTACTTCGCTCCTTAAAGGTTCCGCATTTTTGGATATAGAAAAACCATTAATTTCTAGTTACGACTTAAAACTAAATCAGGAAAAGGACCAAGACAATGTAAATTCTCCAGTAGTATATCGTAAAAACTATAGCTTATCCATGTGGATAATGTTAAACCCACATAATGAAAACAAGTTCTCTTATGCGAATGAAACCACCCTATTTAATTACGGTAATGGTGTTCCAAAGATAACCTATGTGAAGAAGCAACCGCATAATACGAAGGAAACCTTAAAAGTGTATTTTACAAATAACGATAGCGATACTAATGCGAATAATTACACTCTAGAAATAGATACCCAAAAGTGGAATCAGTTCATATTTAATTATAATGCGAACTCAGTAGACTTATTCGTGAATGGTGCGTTAGCAACGACATTTAGGTTTGATAATAATAATCCTCCTGTATATACATCATCGGATATGGTCGTAATTGGTTCAACTGACGGGGTAGATGGAGCCATTAGTAACATACAATATTATGTAGGAAATTTATCGCGTTCTCAAGTGGCGAATTCATATAATTTATTGATGAAAAAGAATCCCCCGGTGAATAATTTATAAATGTAAAGTATAGAATGGATACAGTAACCATTGTTCTCATAGTAGCAATTTTAGTATTGTTATATGTATTATACGCATATTTCACTGACAGTTCAAAAGAATTAGTACAAACCGCGAGTTTATTAACTCCCGTGCCTGCTATTACTGATATTAAGGGTCCCAAAAACACCCGTTACGCACATTCGGTGTGGATATATGTAAATACATGGGATAATAATGTAGACAAAACAATAATCTCGCGTGCGAATAATTATAAATTATATTTAGATAAACACTCGCCCGTTTTAAAACTAGATGTAACAATGAATGATACTGACGGTAGCACCGACACAATGATGATCACCAACAATTTTCCTCTTCAAAAATGGGTAAACATTACAGTTAGTATGGATAACCAATTTGCCGATGCATATATTGATGGTAAGTTAGTACGTTCTCAACGTTTCTATAAGAAAATTGGTGACAATAGCGATGCCATCCCCATTGTACCTCCTGATAAAGAAGTACCTGTATATTTAGGAAATACGGATGGTAAATTTGATGCATATGCTACCCAATTTAAGCGTTGGACGGAACCAATGGACCCTGAAACCGCATGGGACCTTTACATGAAAGGCAATGGTTCAAGTAAGATGGCTTCCGCATTAAATGACATAGGTATTGACTTATCTATATTACAAAACCAAGAGGTTTATAAAAAGTTCTCATTGATGTAAATCTTAGAGGGTGTAAAAGTTTTATATATCTAGTATATACTATATATAAAACACAATGAATTTTCAACAACCTAATAATAATAATTCAAACGCAAATCCGTTATCTACCATTAATCAGAGCGTTCAAAGTGGTATTCAGGCGGTAGGTGATAGTTACGAACAAGCAAAAGGTAATCTAACAAACAAATTCGATGAATTTTCAACGGAAGCAGCGGTAGGGGTTGGAGCAACAACCGGTTTCTTATATTCGAATACTATTATCGCCAAATTCGCCTTTATCATCTTGGTCTTGATTGTATTTCTATTTTTGATGAATTTGGGAATCAGTTTGATACATTATTTTACAAAACCGAGTGGTTCTCCCTATCTCATTGATGGTATGATTGATGGTACAAATAGTATGATAATTCCTCAAGACCCTAAGAATACGGATAGTAAGCCAATCTATAGGTCAAACAATGAATCCGAGGGATTAGAATTCACATGGTCTTCTTGGATATATATCAACGACCTGAATAAAAGTAATGATAAATACCAACATATATTCAGTAAAGGTGACGGTCAATTTGATTCTGTTACGAATATTGCGAGTGTAAATAATGCGCCCGGTATGTACGTTTCTCCTATGACGAATAAATTACATATTATTATGGATGCTGTCAAAGCCCACAATATGGCGTCAAGTGCTAATCCTAATATTATTGATATAGATAACATACCCTTAAAGAAGTGGGTACATGTTGCGATTCGTGCGATGAATACGAAAGTCGATGTCTATGTAAATGGTATCATCGCTAGCCGTCTTGAAATGCTTGATACTCCAAAACAGAATTATGGTGATGTTTTCGTGTGTCAAAACGGTGGATTCATTGGAAAATTATCGGCATTAAGATATTATAATCGCGCATTAAATATTTTTGAAATCAACAAAATTGTATCAAGTGGTCCAAATTTAACAGTTGCGAATGGCATGGGAGCACAAGGAGGATTTAAATATTTATCTAATTACTGGTATTCCTCCAAATATTAGACCGAAATAGCGAACAATCTCGTAGTATAGTATAAGTGATAATATACTATACTATGGCAACAACCAACGTATCTTTAGCTGATATTTGTCAACAAAGGAAAAAACGGCAATTCATGTTTGCGGTTCCTCCGCCAAGAAATACAATTTTAGATAAATCTCCCTATTTGAGCGGATATACTTCAGAACAATTAAATATGAGACGAAAAGCCGAAATATTGAAATATGCAGGTAACAAACAATCCACAAAACAAAACGCGTTTACTAAAAAGGAGTTATATAAAAATGCAATGATGGGGTCTAACCGTCGAAGTAGTAGAGTATTAGATTGTCCTACTCCAGGTATAATATATACTCCTAGTGGTGCGTCAGGGGTTCCTGGACCGTCAATTGATTTATATCTAGATGACACAGTTCCATTATATAATTATGAAACTGGTACCGAACCAAACGGTATAACCCAGTCAGTAACTACTGAAAAATGGAATATAAACTCCGTGGATGCGAATACACTTATCAATGATGAGGAGGAAAAAATAGTATCATCAATGAATATAACTGATGTCATCGATTTGCCTTTCTATACATATAGGATGAGTATTCCAGTGGGGTTTACTATAACTGGTAAAAAAACGAATACTACAGATACTCTATATGAATATAATGATATATCAATCAAAATAGATGATGTAACTCCGTTTGAGTTTGTAGTAAAATACAATGACAACTCCGTTCAAAATGTCTCCCCGGTAATAGGATATAGTTCTGATGTATCTAATTTGTCTTCGTTTTCGTTTGATATTTCCAAGAATATTGATAGTTTTCAAGCAACCATATATGCTGGTGTATTGAATATTTCCAATATAAATTTATACACCGAACCTGGGTATGTATACGACTTTTCTATTAAGCCAAATTTGAGTATTGTTGTAGGGAATGTGGATGTAACCAGCACATTCAATGTAGAATACGACGTTAGTTATGGAGTCGTTATGAATATATCTGAAAACAACGTAAGTGATGCGTCCGGTTGTGTATTAACGACTGAACCTAGTACCCGAATATACTCTCCGATTACACTAACCGACGTGTAATCTAGATTACATATGTCATCTACTACGTCATATGTAATATTTACCAAGTGCTACGTTCTGGATTGCTCTTGATGCTTTTAAGTGGATGTTGTTGATTATTTTGTTTTGGTTGCTTATTAGGGGTCAATGTAGGATTCAAACACATCTCGGCGTTTGGAAATATCTTTCCTGACATGCATTTAGATGCGTCATTTACTTCTACGCAACCACGTCGCCCATTGTGTTCTCCAACCAAACACCAGCTAGATTTTAGGGATGCTCCGTTGTTTTGGATAGGGCTTTCGGAGCTATCAGATTTAGGCTCTTTCATCACGACATCTAGGTCTTTTTTAGTTTGTATATTCACGGACTCTTTACTCGCGTCTTTTAGTAGATTTCCTACAGATTGGACGGTACCTTCCGCAATATCAACCCCCGCACGGGCAACATCCGAGGTAATATCTGCCGTAGTATTTAATAATGTACCCGCGGTGTATCCAAAAATAGCTAGTATTTGATAGATAAGAGGTTTGAAAATATTAATAACTACTTGAACGACATTGCCTACGATTATAAACAGATTTATCCCTAAAAGAGACAATATTAATAAGGTAGAAAGAATGAATATCATATAATTTTTAGAACTGTCATAGGAAGAAATAAATTTAGTAGATCCTGAGATTGAATCCATTTTTATAATATAATATACAAAAATATTTTATTTAGTGAGTTCGTTTGCTTTCTTCTTATATAATGTATTTTTAATGTAAATGGGATTCTTTAATATGCTTGAAACGTTTTTCTTTGTGAGTTTGGCTATAACCTTTGTGTTGATATTATTTTTGGTGTATCACTTCAGACAGAAATTCACCGCATTAGAAACTAAATGCGACACCATGTTTGAAATTATAAATAATATTGTAACCGAAATGAATAACCGGAATGCTCTAGTAACTCAGCATGAAATGCCCGAGAATGTCATATATACACCTGGACCGCAACGTCAAGACGCATATTTTACTGCTAATGAGCTACCAAAGTTAGTAGTGTCTGAAAGTGAAGATGAGAGCGAGGATGAGAGTGAGGATGAAAGTGAGGATGAAAGTGAGGATGAGAGTGAGGATGAAAGTGAGGATGAAAGTGAGGATGAGAGTGGTGTTATTTTACCCGAAGAGTTAACCACGGATACTCCAATCAAGGTAATAAGTGTAGGGATGGAAAGTATTGATGGAAGCATTAGTCCTCAGGAAGAACAGCTGAGTGTTGTATCTGACGAACAAGACCCTGACATTCATGACGGGTTAGACCCTGATACTACAGACAACTTGATTGTAGACAAATTAGAAGAGACAACTTTAGAGAATAAGACCGACGAACAAACAATTCCTATGGATGTTTATAAAAAAATGAATATAACCGCATTAAAGGCATTAGTCACGGAGAAAGGGTATACAAATGATGCTAATAAAATGAAAAAGAACGAAATCTTGAAATTACTTGAATCTTCAGCCTATATGTAAAGTAAAAATCACGATATTATAATTTCTAACTGTTTAGTATATTATAATGTTTTCACGTTCATCAAGTATGTTTCAAAGCGTAGATTGTGCATACCCTATTATTAAAGAAACGGTTCCCGAATCATCAAGAGGATACCATACAAATAACAAATATCCGGAATTCCCCCCTCTAATGAGTGACGGACGTTCGGTTACTGCTACATGGCAACCCGAGTCATCTATAAATGCGGATTTAGTAGAAAATTCGGGTATTAAGTCAAATTGGGAATATCGTAAGTATTTAACCGAAAACGCAACAAAAATTATGGAGTATAACTTCCGCGAATCATCCAATGATACTGGATATTATAAACGCCCGATTGATATTCCAAGCATTCAAACCAATGAGGTAAAAGGTTTCCATAATCAACCCTATGTATATTCATCTAGTTCAGACCAGGCGAAACCATTTGGTTACGCGTCTAGTGATTTAAAAGATTTGTATTTATCTAGAGAACAATTAGCTTCCCGTAAAATGGCACCGGTTGTATCTCAGCCAGTACACAAACCACAATAGATAGATTACCGCACTTACTTGTATTGGTAATATACTTACGTCTCCCAAATAGTATAAATATGTTATTCTTATACTATTACATAATAACATGAAAGTGATTAGTTTTGATGTTGGAATAAAGAACATGGCATATTGTATTTTGGAACATAATGAGAATGGCGTTTTCATTGATAGTTGGGGAATTTTGAACCTAATGGACGATGTTCCGGTGTCTCCTACTTGCGAATGTATGAATATTCCCAAAAGTAAGAAGGCAATTCCCAAGGAATGTGGAAAAAAAGCAAAATACCGTAAGAATGACAAATATTATTGTGAAAAACATGCTAAGAATTGTTCTCAATATATGATTCCAACAAAGGAAATGACTATACCTTCTTTAAAAAAATTAAAATTAAACGACCTTATTCAGCAGGGTAATAAGAACCTTGTTTTTTTAAATGTAGAGAACATTGACAAATGTAAGAAAGCGGAGTTATTGGATATACTTATAGAGTATTATACCAAGAATTGCTTTGAAATCATTACTGTCAAGAAGAAAAAGACAGCCGGAGAAACAGATTTAATCAGTATTGGAAAGGAAATGAAAGTTCAATTAAACAATATTGAGAACATCGACACTATAGATCATGTAGTGATTGAGAATCAGATATCTCCCATAGCAACAAGAATGAAGACCGTCCAAGGAATGTTAGCTCAGTATTTTATAATGTTGAACGACCAAACAAACATAGAATTCGTATCATCATCACATAAACTAAAACAATTTTCCGAAATAAAAATAGATAATAGAGAACATTGTAACGAAAATACACAAAATACACAAAATACGGGTCAAATAAATGCGAATTATAAGAAACATAAGAAAGACGGAGTATACTATTGTTCTCTTATGATTGACGCGAACGACAATTTAAATAGATGGAAGGATTCATTAAATACAAAGAAAAAGGACGACCTTGCTGATTCATTTTTACAAGGTATTTGGTATCTCAAACACAAAAATATAATAATGTATGCGGAGGATTTAAAAATAAATAGTGTATAAATATCATAATAGAATGGAAGTTGTAGATCTAGGTGCTCTCAGTGAAATTGATGATTTGCCAAGTAACGAGGTTTCTAGGACCGGCTCAACTATGGGGTCTGGGATTGAACTATTAATGAACGAAAAAAAGGTATCGTCAAATGTAGATTTAAATTTAGGAGAACTAGATAATTTAGAAAATGAACTGAATGAGATTTCAGGACGTAATACGCCTCAACCTGAAAATAATAGCGGCGCAAAGTCACTATCGGGTATGGCATCGAACTTATTTGGTTTCGGAAACAGTACACCTGAACCAACTCGCGCACCCTACGAAGACAATACAGATTCGAATTTAGGTCAAGCTACACGCGATAGTCTGGGAACTGCTAAAACGTGGGATGGATTCTCCAAAATGACGGAAATGCCTTTAAATGATGAAGTCAAAGTGAATACAACCATGAATGAACGCGAACAACGCCGAAAGAAGCGGGCTATGCTTAAGAAGCTAGACGAATGGTATGAGAAAGGGCTTATCAAACACAATTCTCATTTTACTTTAGATTCGGAGTATGACGAAATCGAAGACGAATATGAAACCGCATTGGAAGACAAGCGAAAAAAAGACAGTGTAAAGTTACAGGGGTGGTGGTTTATGACATTCATTAATTCCTTAGAATATGCGAATACCGCATTTAATCCATTTGATTTGAATTTGGATGGATGGGGAGAACAAATTAACGAAGACATTGATAGTTATGAGGAAATATTCAGTGAACTCCATGATAAGTATAAGGGTGGTAAACTCGCACCTGAGATCTCTCTCCTTCTACGTATCGGTTTTAGTGGAGCAGTTTTGAACTTTTCAAACAAAGCTTTATCAAGTGCTACACCAGCGTTTAATGATGTTATAAAACAAAGTCCCGAGTTGATGAAGATGTTTACAAATGCTACGGTAAGTAGTATGAGCCAACAATCGCCTGGATTCGCGATGGCAAACAATTTTATGCAGGAAGCGGACAATAAGCCACGTGGACCTCCGCCACCCGCTCCAGTCGAAACGCAAAATCTCCCTCCTCAGGCACGTCCGGGAATGAATTATGCGAACGAAGCCCCTTCAAACAGACCTGATATTAATGCTAGTCGCGGGGCTATGTTTAGAGAACAAGGTGTAGATATGAATTCACAGCAAAATATAAACGAGCCGCCAAAAAGTATGAGACCACCGGTCCAGCGTCAGGAAATGAAGGGTCCTCAGTCAAGTGATATCGATAACATTCTATCGGGACTGAAGACACGGAATGTAAACATCCATGAGAAACCACAACAACCCGCACAAGGTGTATCCAATGACGAAGATTCCGTGATTTCAATTTCATCGTTGAATGGCATGAAAAATACAAACATGCCTAAGCGAGCGCGCAAGAAGAATTCTTCAAATAAGAACACCATCTCCTTGGATATTTAGTTATTCTATTTGTTATTACATAAATTAACATTTTTATGTAATATACTATGTTATGCTGCTCTATACATCTTCAACATTTTTTCTTTTTGAGTGGAATAATCTACAATTGGTTTTGGATATTTGACATCTTTATATTTTGAATCATTATAGGTCTCATTCCATTTATGAATATCTGCTGGAATAACCGTTTTTAACTCCGGAACCCATTTTTTAATGTATTCAGCATCAATGTCGTATTTATAACTCTGTATCCAGGGGTTCATATCGCGGAAATAGGGTTTCATATCAACCCCAGTTCCACTAATACCTTGCCAATTACCATTATTAGAAGCAATGTCATAATCGGTTAGTTTTTGTGCGAAATACTGTTCTCCAATACGCCAATCAAGTAACAATATTTTAATTAAAAAACTCGCGGTTGTCATCCGTCCTCTATTATGCATATATCCAGTTGCGTTCATTTCGCGCATACACGCATCTACTATTGGGTATCCAGTCATACCGTTTTTCCATTTTTCAATATTGACCTTGCTCTGACTCCAGTTTAAAGAACGGTATTTCGGTTGGTATGACTGACCTACTACTTCCGGATAACAATATAACACATGTGCGAAAAATTCTCTCCATATAAGTTCTCTAATTAATCCATGATGTAATCCAAATTTTTTCTTAAATGCATGATATACTTCGCGGATAGATACACAACCAAACTTAATATACGCAGATAAATGGGTCGTTTTATAGGTAAAGAAATCTCGCGACGAGTCATACTTATCTTGGACCTGTAACGCATTTGATAACTTTTCTTGTGCGTTTTTTCTGCCACCATGAACCAATATACCAACATTCGGTTTAACAAATTGTTTCTTAGCATCTTTCAAACTGATTGTATGTTTCATGGATGTATTTGTTACTGAAAATGGCAAGGAACGAACATTGGTAGGTTTTGGAACACGATTGTTTAAAACCGCATTATAAAAAGGTGTATACTTCTTATATGCGTTCTTCGAACTTTCCACTAAGACTGTTCCTGGCTCATATAAATAATAGTCTGGATATGTATGGTATTCTATGTGTAATTTGTCACATAGTTCTTTTGCTTCATTGTCGCGACGCACCGCATAGGGACTATAGTCATCGTTAAAAAATAGGTGTGTTATATGTAGTTCTTCAATCAGATGCTTCAATACTACTGGCTGCTTACCATAAAAACACATGAGTTCACCTTTATGCGACTGGAGATTGTCATGTAAATCTTCTAGACTTTCAATCATAAACTGAACTGAGTTGTTTGATTTATATTTATTGGTATTGTTAACTTGTTCTGGAGTAAAAATAAAGCATGTATATAGTTTATTACACATATACCCTGCGTTATTTAGTCCTACATTGTCGGAAATACGAAAGTCGCGATGGAATAGAAATAGTCCACATGTATCAGTCGGCATAGTTAAATAATATAGATATATTTGTGCGACATCTTTATTATTTATTTTCGTGAATAATATAAAAATACCTCTTTAGTTTATTACAAATGGATTGGATTACAAACACATATCATCTTTTAAATGCAATATTCATGACAAATGTAGAAAATTTGATAGAATCTACTAATTTTATGATAAACGAGATACGTAACATTGACTACATGACAATAGCAACGAAATCCTTTTTGGTATATGTAGACGTGAAAACACGAATGGTTAAAACCGGTAACTATTTATATAACAATTTCGATTTTATAAAACAACTAGTTGATTCAACGTCATACAATATTAAATATGGAACCGCTATGTATAATGAATACCGGATTGAACCAATTGACAATAACTGGGTATGTGTATCAATCCTGTTAAAGAACGACAATGAGTTGTTTTCCGGCGACAAAAATATATATTTAGAAAATTATCAACACATCAATCCATACAACACATCGGAAGTAAGTAAAAACGACTATTATAACAATTGCGTTTCTTATTTTGGAGGTATGGCAACTTCCATCGCAAATTGCGACGATAATGTAATAGAAACCATGATTACAATGAAATTAGATGATAGCACGTTTAATAATTCATTTAATAAACATACAGACCCCCAACTCTATTCAACCATACGTTCTAAAGTATCATTTTTAACAGTTGAATACACTCACCCACAAATGAAGTCCCGAATAGTAATAGACTTAGACACGAATCTATACTTTGCGAATAACATTATCCTCTCTTCGCTTTTTATTAAGAGATACTTGGAATATCAAGTAGAGAAGTATGTATTCGATGAACATTACGCGATTAATTTGATGGACAATAATATAAATATGATTACATTAACTCAATCTGATTCGATTTTATTGGGAGAAAACTCATATACTGTGGTAAAAAATGAATAAATATACCAAATATATATAAAGATTTTTCTCTTACTATATTACGGGCGTAAGCTATGGATACAATGAGTATTCAAACCCACCAACATACGTTGAATGATAAATGGAAATTATATTACCATTTACCACAAGACAAGAATTGGGATGTTTCAAGTTATTCCGTAATCATGGGGAATATTGACAACGCGGAGAAAGTTATATCTCTGAATGATATCATTCATGATAATGTAATAAAAAATTGTATGTTGTTTGTAATGCGGGAAGGAATTACGCCCATGTGGGAAGACCCACGAAACCGAAATGGTGGATGTTTTTCGTATAAAATCTCAAATCGTTATGTTCCTGAAGTATGGAAAAAACTATTTTATATGATAACCGGAGAGACCATATGTAAAGATACGTCATGTAGCAAACATGTAAATGGTATCACTGTTTCGCCAAAAAAGAATTTTTGTATAGTAAAAATATGGTTAGATATATCTTCATTGCAGGACCCGAGTATTATTACGAGTATACCGAACCTTCAACAACAAGGATGTTTATTTAAAAAACATGAACCTGAATTTTAGATGTAAAATTGATACTATAACTGTATTATTGTTTGTAAATAAATAAACAATAATTGTATGAAGACCCTTCATCGATATGTTTCAGCATTAGGGGATGATATAGAGTATATCGTAGGACAGAATGCAAGTGATAATTTCACAATCATAGACAACTCGAATGATAAAGACATTTGGTTTCACATTCACAATGAGCCATCCGGACATGTTATCGCAAACATGCCCGGGGAAATAAATCTTACAAAAAAACAATTACGCCAAATAATAACACAGGGCGCCCTTGTATGTAAGGAGCATTCCAAATATAAATCACAGCGGAATTTGGAAATAATTTATACGTACGTTAAAAATGTAGAAAAAACGGATACAGTCGGTAAAGTATCAATTACGAATTCTAAAATAATCTCTGTATAATTTGTTTTGTAACTCCAATATATAGAATGTCCGCACAAGAAAATGACAATCTGATTGACAAAAAAGAAGAAATTACAAGTATATCTCATCATACCATGCTAGACTTATTACGTGTAACACTGTTAGTATACAATTATGGTGAGAATTTTCAAATAGAACGAGAAGAAGAAAACATTGAAACGTTTGTATCTGAACTGCAGGACGACGGAGGGATAGACAAGATAGAAATGGATTCCGTAAAGAAGAACGTGTTAGTTGAGATCGCGAAGAATGTCCCAACTGGAAAACTATACAGATTCATAAATGACCCCGATACAGACGTTCAAGTAGGGGTTGCTATAAGTGAAGGAAAAAAACGAATTACGGTGGTGTTTCGTGGTAGCGAATCCTTATCAGATTGGTATTATGATTTAATGGTATTCAAGCATAAGTTAAAGGACGATGTTTACGTTCATAGTGGGTTCTACCAGCAACTTACGTCGAATCATGTGTATGCTGAGCTTGTAAAAAGTGTTAAGGTAATTTTAGAAGAACATCCGGATTACGATATTTATGTTACCGGGCATAGTTTAGGTGGGGCATTATCTACCTTGTTTGGATACATGTTAGCAAATGAAATAGAAAACAATGTCAAGGTTGCCTCTTTTGCTAGTCCAAGAGTCGGTAATTATGCTTGGAAAAAAGCCTTTGAAGAGACTCCGAATCTCACACATTATCGTATAACAAATAAACGCGATATAGTTACTGCGTTTCCGTTTTACAAATACTACCATGTCGGTATAAATATACAGCTATCCGATGAAAAATACAAAATCTACAATGACAGTAGCGAAAAACATTGGTATTCGGAGACATTTTTTACTTGCTGGAGTGCGTCCGAACATAACTGCGAATTATACTATAAACGACTGAATGATAATACATGGTAAACAGGTATAAATAATATTTATTATATTCTTTATACAATGGTGAAATACTTAGTGGGTATTTTGTGCTCGAGCAATGTTCGTTTATTACGCGAAACTGTGAATAGTGTAACCAATCAAATCAATTTTGACGATTACCATATTTTTATTGTCGTGAATACTTTGGACGAAGTTTTTTATCAAGATGTTATACGTGAATTTGGGTACAATAAACATGAAAAACTCAAAAAGATAATTAGAACAGAATCAAATGGTTCTCCTGGAAAAGGACACAATTCAGTATTGGAAATCTTTTATAATAACTACAATTACGAAAACCTAATCAAAGTAGACGGTGACGATTTCCTGTTTCCATATGCGATTGAAAGAATCAACAATATACAAACGGAAGAAAAAAGCGATGTAATAACATTAGTAGGGAACTGTAGCGTAAGTAATACTATATTTAAATACAACAAACAACGCAAAGTCGATCCAGATACCGATATGTACTGTCGAGATTACAATATACAGTTGGGATTTCATATTCAAGAAGTAAACAATATACGACAAATAGATGATGGTTTTGATACATTGACAATAACACCATTACGTTTACTATGTGTCAATCGTAAAATATTATCAAAATACATGAAATTATATAACGATGAGATGTATAAAGGGGTAGATATAGAGTATTGTGTTATTTTTTATAAAGAACTGCGTAATCCTGATTATAAGATAACTCATTTAAGTGACCCCTATATTTATTTATACAATGGTATTAATGATGATAGCGTAACCAAACATCATGATAATAATATAGGTATTTTTAATCATGATAAAAATATTAGAGATAACCTTTTGAAAAAATATGATTTGACTGACTATAAAATTAGTAATATCAACATTACGGTATACCAAGATAAGTTAAAGGAGAATGCGAATCCTGGAATAATCGATAATTTTTACGATAAAACGTTGTTTACGCTTATACTAATAGATAATCAATATATCAGCCACTAATAATATAAATATAGGCGATTATATTCTTTATATTATGGTGAAGTATTTGGTAGGTATTTTATGTTCGAGTAATGTCAGATTATTAAAAGAGACTTTTTTAAGTGTTCTCAATCAACTTGAATATGATGACTATGAAATAATGATTATTGTAAATACATTGAATGAAGAGTTTTATCAAGATGTTATGTACGAATTTGGTAAGAATAATTATACAAAATTAAGAAAAATTATAAGAACTGAATCAAATGGTTCTCCAGGTAAAGGACACAATTCGGTATTAAAAACATTTTACAGGGATTGTCGTTATGATAATTTAATTATGTTAGATGGTGACGATTTCCTGTTTCCAAATGCTATACAAAGAATAAATAATGTTCGTATAGCTGAAAATAGTGATGTTATTTGTTTGTATGGAAACACCAAAATAAAAATAAATAATGCTAACTATCATAAAGTAAAGAATCAACCACCTAAGTCAGACAATACATATAAATTAAATCTTGATTATAATGTAGAAGAATGTATGAATATAAATAGTTTGAATGAAGAATTTAACACGACACTTGCAACCCCTGGAAGATTATTATGCGTTAATCGTAAGATATTGTCAAAATATATTCAGTTATATGACGAACGAATGTATATTTACGACGATTTTATGACGACAGTTCTACTTTATAAAGAGGACAAGAATCCAGCATTTACTATTACACATCTTTCAGACCCATATATATATCTATATAATGCGGTAAATGAAGAGAGTGTATCATACAAGTATACAAGTTCATTTGAAAATGATTACAACAAAAATGATAACAAATACAAGCTTGATTTAATACAAACTCTTGTGGGTAAGTATAACATTACCGATACGATTATAAAGCCTTACTCTACTATTGTGAAAGAAACTGTAAATATTCAAGATATGCATACGTTTCACAAACAAACCATTTTAAAACTACATACAACACTCCCTATGATTTTACCCCCCAAAAAGATTCTATTTATTGATTATTCCGAATGGGATTATGATACCATAAATAAACGTGC